ATGAGTGGAATGACGCACATGGCAAAAACGATTCGGCTATCAGAAACTGAACAGGAAAAAATAAGAAATAAAGCTGTTGAGATTAATAAGAAGCTTGTCGAACAAATGAAACAACCGCTAAAAGATAGCGAGCTTGTTCATGTAATTTTACAAGAGGCTATAGAACGCCTAGAAGTGACAAAATCAGGAAAAGTAATCATCAACTAATCCTAAAAATTCCGAAATATCGGACTAGAGTCCACCATTAGAAGACGTGGACTCCTCTTCCGCCCCGCGGATCGGTCAGTCGGGCGTCGAGGCTCCTTCTCCCTCCCTCACCGCTTGGCGTGCGAGATTCGCATAATGAGCACTGATGTTAAATGCCCTGCGAGTGCGTTAAAAATGCTCGCATCATTGACAAAAAACCCTGCATAAGCAGGGTTTTTAATCAACGAACATGGCAAGTAACATAATGCATTGATTATGCGAACTCTCAGAGACTAAAATTTAATACATTAAAAGAACCAACCAACATCCCTAAGATAAAGAAAAAAAATGCGATAAAAATAAAAGCACGAATAGGGAAAAAATGCATTCTTGCCTTAAAAACATGTGAATCGTGTTTCATGCTTCTTCATCCCAATGTTGCTGTAAATGTGCTTGATAATCTTGATTCAAAATAAGATTTTGGCACATATGACAGGGAGTGTATTTAGTTTCTATTTTTCTAAGTGCGGGCATATTATCAGAGCCACCCTGACCAAAAATCGTGAAATAAATATCCGTTAATTCGCCCAATGTTAGATCAACAACAATAGGCGTTTTATTATCAAGATCATAATATTTAATTGTCATATTTTGCCAATCCTTTAAATGCTATCAATTAAAACACTAACAAAAAAAGCAATTACGCAAATAGCCAAAAACTGAAAAAGATCAGGGAAAGTAAATTCAGATGCCAAGGTCAAAACTGCTTGTTCCGTATCCATGAAAAAGCCTCAAATGCTTAATTAATTGACCAAATTGCAATGTACGACCGCAATACTGGCATTGAGTGTAAGTCGATATATTATCACGTAAAAAGCCGTAGACTACGCCTTGCGACCCCTCCGCACAGCTACGGGGACTCGCAATTCCCCTGAACGACTTTTTAATGCGAGTACTACGGTAGAACATTTAGACGGAATTTGTAATCAAAGAGAAGGTTTTGTTATGTCAGTTTCTGGAAAATTAGGGTGATGCTCAATAACATGTACACGATCAGGTTGTTTCGGCTGAGTCTGTTCCGTAGATTCATTTTTCAATGAATCTGTACTCACAGTCTCAGTCCGATTTAATGTTTCATTGCGAGGTTCAGCGAAGTAATTAAATGGTCTGTCATTGTTCTTGATTAGACGTTCACAGTCAGATTTTGATACATCTATTTTTGTACCCTGTTGAGTATAAGCTTGATATTTTCCATGCATCTTAGAGCAACCAGAAAAGACAGGCTTTGCCGTAACTTGATAAGAAACAGTCTTTTGTATGTTGTCATCAAAAGGTTTAGTTGGGTCATAGCTAACAGTATCTTTCTGAACTTGAGTTTCTTGAGAAACAACAGAAGATCCATTTTTAGTTATATCGTTAAACCACTTTACACATTCAGGCTTTTCAACATTAGCAGCCTTTCTACATTCATTTGAGGCATCAAAATTAGGCTGTGTGGTTGTAGAAGTCTGAGTTGTATTAGTAGCTTTAGAATGAGAAGCCGTATTAGTAGGCTTACCAGTAACCTGATCATAAATAACATTATCTTTAGTAGCAAAATGGTAAAAAAGACCAGCCATCACGATGACAAAAGCACCAATGAAATAGATAAATTTAGGAATCCGCTTTTTATGCGTATTAATCGTAGTTGACTTATAAAGCGTAAAAATACGATCAGCAGGTTTAAAAGTGAATTTAGCCTCACAGTTAATCTTATTCACTAAAGCGTTTGGATTATCACGAGCCGATCCATATTGATAGACTTTGGGCGTCCACCCCCACGGGCGCGTAATATGATAATGACAACCGATCAACTCTTTTACAGCAGGATGTAGATAGCGTGTAGCTTGAGTAATGATATAAAAATCAAAACCTCTATGACGATGAATTGTTAAATCCATGATCATCGGATCTTCTGATTTTTTATTCTTATATGGTTCTACAAGCTGAATCTCATCAATAACAAGCACAGAACCATCTGGAGCATCACGCCAGTCATGAATCAAAGGTCTTGTGTAGGGAATTTTACAAGCCTTAATGTTGGTATAAATCGTGCGAACAGGCTGCAATAATTCAAACTTTTGAGGACCATGTAAATCGTTAATACGATCTACAATTTCATTGTATCGAGTTGTTTTCTTAAAATAATCATCTGGACGTAAATCGTCAAAATCTTCATTTAAAAATAAAAAATAGTCTTCTGGTAATTGCTCAATAATTGTTTTACGAGCAGAACCTGAACCCTCTTCATAAGAGTAATAAAGAAATTCATCTTTAAACTTCTCAAACAAGGGTTTATTAAATTCAAATATGGTCTTGTTTTTACGTACATTAATAAAGTTTGCACGTTCTAATTTATCTAATTGAGTAACTACAAAAGCCGTCTTAGATGCTCCAGGCGTACCCGTAACAAGATATAGCATTTTTATCCCCGTTATTTTTTCTTAAGCAAGTGCAATGGAGAAGCTTGTTTAAAGTGCTTGGTAACAATTGCCCCAAGTACAAGCGAAAAATAAATATGTAAACCTGATACGCCTGCCATTTGCAGCAATACCGCAGGCAACTGACTAACAGAATTACTAAAATGAGTGATCATCGTATTGATGATGCCAAGAGATACACCCGCAGTACCTAGAGTAATTCCCGCACCCTCAAGAACGTTCTTTAAAAAGCCTTTTTGAGCGCTTGAGAGCAATGTTGATAAGCTAGCCATCTTCTCTCACCCCTGAAACGATATAGAGCGCATGTAACGCACCAAGAGCAACTACAATTGGATAAACAAAAGTTGAGATAGCGTTGCACCAAATTGTGAAATCAAAAGAAAAATCTAAATTTTGTCCATTCCACGAAAAATTAAGAGGAATTTTGGCAGGACATGAAGTGGCGAAATTAATTTGTGTATTAGGTTCAGGTTGTGATTGATCATCGAGATCAAGAGTATTGTCTGGATTTTCAGAGTCTTTTACCCATTCTTTAATATCTGCCCAAGTATCTGATGCAGCCTTTGAGCCAGTATCCCACCATTTTTCCAAAGTTGAGGGAAATGAAATTACAGTTTGAGCAGCTTGACATACCGTGGGTGCCCAACTACAGAAAACAGGAAAATTTAAAGTAATGTCTGTTGATGGTGCAGGCTGCGCAGTTGGATCACCAGTACCCGTACCAGTCCCTGTACCCGTTGTTGCCGAAGGTGTTGCAGTACCAGTGGCGGTTGTTGTTGTTGGAATTGCTTGAGTTTGATTTAATTGATCAATAACTTGATCCGCAGGCACAATCTGATCTTTTTCATTTTCAAGTGCAGTATCGGCAACAGTTGAAACGTAAGCTTTACCATCGGCTTTATTCGCAACTGCATCACTAATAATCTGAGAAGCTACTGTTTCGTAAGGTAAATATTTTTCTTCCTTCTGAGGTTGTTGATTTGGATTATAAGCTGGATTAAGAAGCGCCGATACTGCCCACTGATCTTTCGCACCAGTTGCAGTTTGCGTGTGACACATACCACCAGACAAACGACCAGATTGATAATATTTATCAACACTTACGAGAGTTTGTTTATAGTAAGCAGCAATCGCGGTACATGCAGGATCTACAGTAGAAAAATATGCACCATTTGTACCGGGTTCACGATAAAAAAGATAATAATATCCGGGACAATTAGTACCACTTTTAGAACATTGCGTACCAGCAGGATCAACATAATATTTAACTTGCGAATTTGCTGGGTCCATGACGTAATCAACTGCACCAATCAAAGCTTTAACTGCTAAATCAACAGCTATAACGGCACCAGTTCTAACAATCATTTTTGCAACTTGACCAGCGACTGGAGTAATTGCAGCAGTTCCCGTAGCTGCATAGTTCTTACCATTTAAAATTACACTCTTAGTACCGTCATAAAATGTTGTAGCACCTTGTACTAAACGTTTTTGTACTGTCCAACCTTCGGCTGTTACTGTAGTAGCACGAGCAAGATTAAAAGGCATCATGTGTATGCTAAACATCAATAATATTGCTAGATATTTTTTATAACGACCCATGTGACCACCACTATTGTTATAGGTAAAATCCAATAAAAAATTGAAGCTTCTGGCATACATCACCCCAAAAAATAAGGAAGCCCCCGAAGGGGCTAGTTTTAAGCAGCGTTAGCGCCTTTATTAAGTTTTCGATAACCGATAATGATTGCGGTGATAGTCGCAGCAGCAATCAAAACAGAAACTACAATGCCTTGAGCAGATGTAAGCTGACCAGTAATTGCAGTTCCAATATCTGATAAGCCTTCAGCGTGTGCTGAATTAGCAAGAATTAAACCTGTAGTCGCAGCAGTACCCGCTGCAAAACGACCGCGGAATTTTTGGAACCAAGTTTTTTGGTGAGTTTGTTGATCGATACGAGTTACGTTTGTTAAAGCCATGATGTTTCTCCTATTTAGGCTAGTTTTGCAGCTTTCATAATGAAGCTGTAAGCGATCAAAAGACCGCATATCTCCGCTATATCTTTTGATATAGCGATAGAATCTTGTTGCGTAATTGCCAAGCCATTAAAGACTTGAGCAATACTTAGAGGCACATAAGCCGTACACGTCTGCACGTTATTAACGATTTCAATAGCTGAGCAAACGTAAACGTCCATGATTACCCCTGACATGTAGACATGTGAAAGTACAAATACTGCTTATGGAATAGAGAGAGACACTTTGGGCACTCCACTTGATTATCCCCTAGCATTGCTATAATATTCATACTAATAATTCACGTAAGTTATTGATTTTTAACATATTATACATTATACGAATAGGCTAATATTTCTACATTAAGCCTTTGATTTATATAGGTTTCTTAGCATTAAAATCTAACGCCACTAATACAGCTTTCGGCTGTTTGCCAGTAAAATCCCAATCAAAAATCATTGCAGCTTCCGCAGGAAGTTTTTGATGCACATAATCATTAAAGAACTGAGCGCCTTTAATCTTGTAGTCAGTTGATTTAAAACCAATTGCGCCTTGTTCAAGCTCACGCTCAGAGTAATTCTGCAACACAGTTACAACCGTGTTTGAAAACTCGATTGTTTTACCTTTATCGTCTGTAAAGTCTCCAGCAGCCTTACGGATACCTGTAACTGTCATAATTGGATGTTGTGAATTGTTCATTTGCTCACCTATGCAATTTTGTAATTGAACTGCGAAACTGGCTCTTGATACCAATTTGGCAATTGTTGGTTAAAGTCGATCTCAACGAGCTTTACGAATGGAATGATGTTTGAAGACTTCTCATCATGAAGGTTCTGTAAATAAGCTTTAGAAAAGCCACATTCACATAATTGGGAAATTAGGTTATAAAACTGAGACTTACCGTAATTATTTTTAATTTCGTCAAAACCTTTTTCACGGATAAGACAAAACATTGCGAATAAGTTACGGACTTTAGTGTGGGAAACCTTGCCAGATTTGGTCATAACAACTTCTGAGCGTTCAATGGCTTCAAGTACACTTGTATCATCTGTTAATTTCATAGATTGACCTCGTAAGGCTTCAAAAATGCTATGAGTAGCTTGTTTCCAGAGTGTTTGAAGTAAATCAGGGTTAGAACGTTGAAACTTAATTAATTCAAAGAGATTGGTAGGAATTCCATTACGTTCAAGCCAACGTTTTTTTAAACGTGATTCAAAACGTAAAAGACCGACAGTCCAGTTAATCAGATCCGAATTGGACATGACATCAACAACTCGTTGAGCTGCCTTATCGTTCTTCTTTGCAAGTTGTTTATACTCTTCAAATTGAGCGATAAATTCGTCATGCTTCATGTAACACTTGTGATTCACAAGTCTTGAAGTCTGACCTCCCCAATACACTGAACTGTCGAAACGCTTGTTACTTAAACGAGTCTGGCCATTGCTGACATTACTCAAGAAATCCAGAACTTTTTTAGCTGTGTTCTGGTCTTTCAATCGTGCCGAATAAGTCACATCAATATGTGAAACCCAAGCACGAGGCCAATCTAACATTCTTGCAAGAAGCGGATACGCTTCATGTAAGAAGCCGATCATTTCCATAGCACCCTGCTCTATGTTGTCACTTCCAAATACGTTATGACCTTGAAGCAACTTTGCAGGCGAAGCCTTGATCTGTACATAAGGTTCAAATGAAGAATCAAAGAATACTTTCATTGCCATACCCGTGTAATGAGTCGGAACCGACTCGAACGGATGAAATAGCGCAGCAGCAGAAATTGACCCGTCATCATTCTTATGAACAGAACGAGAAGCCAACGGAATTTCGATTGTATGTATGTCAATATCCACAAAAAAATAACGACCCTCAGCGTCTACTGAGTAGAAGCTAGATTCAAAAGGCGCGTTAATACAAATGTGATCTAACATAGCTTTTATACATGTATACATGTTATTTAAGCCGAAATATACTACATGCATATATGTATATGCAACACATGTATACAAGTTTATATGTAGACTAGGTGGCAAATTTTATGAGTGGAATGACGCACATGGCAAAAACGATTCGGCTATCAGAAACTGAACAGGAAAAAATAAGAAATAAAGCTGTTGAGATTAATAAGAAGCTTGTCGAACAAATGAAACAACCGCTAAAAGATAGCGAGCTTGTTCATGTAATTTTACAAGAGGCTATAGAACGCCTAGAAGTGACAAAATCAGGAAAAGTAATCATCAACTAA